CCTGAAGGTCTAAATATTAACCTAGATCGTGTATCGCATATGATTACTCAAATGTGGATGGACGATGCAAACGGTTATGGCAAGATGAAGTTGTTGCCAACGCCGATGGGACAACTAGTACAAACAATGATTGAATCAGGTGTAAAACTAGGTGTCTCATCGCGTGGCAGCGGCAACGTATCAGAAGACGGAAGCGGTACAGTAAGCGACTTTGAAATTATCACTGTTGATTGTGTGGCGCAACCAAGTGCTCCGGGGGCATACCCAACTCCAATTTACGAGCACCTAATGAATACCAAGGGTGGGTATAAGGCATTTACTCTAGCAACAGAAGTTAGAGAAGACACTAAGGCACAGAAATATTTAAAGGAATCGTTGGTGAATATCATCAACAAACTCCAATAAACTAGGAGAAACGTAATGTTGGATGCACTGAAATCACTCTTTGAAGGCGCTGGTCTTTCTGAAGAAGTGCGTACAGAAATTCAAGAAGCATGGGAGCAGAAGGTTGAAGAAAATCGTCTGTCTGCTACTGCTGAACTACGTGAAGAATTTGCTCAAAAGTATGAGCATGACAAGCAGACTATGGTCGAAGCTGTCAATGCCATGCTAGAAGATAAGCTAGCTGAAGAATTATCAGAACTTGCAGAAGATCGCAATCAACTAGCAGAAGCAAGAGCAAAATATGTTGTAGCTATGCGTGAAAACGCAGAAACGCTAAAAGGCTTTGTAATGGAGCAACTTAGCAAAGAAGTTACAGAACTTCACGAAGATCAAAAGCTAATGGCTGAAAATTTCAGCAAGCTTGAAGAATTTGTTGTAGAAGCACTTTCAAAAGAAATTGCAGAGTTTTATGAAGACAAACAGGATTTAGCCGAAACAAAAGTTCGACTAATCCGTGAAGGAAAAGCACATCTTGCTAAAGTTAAAGACAACTTTATCAAGTCAAGTGCAAAAGCAGTTGCAGAAGCAGTTGATAAAGGACTTAAGAGTGAAATTTCAACTCTTAAAGAAGATATCGAAGCTGCAAGACGTAATGACTTTGGTCGTAAGATCTTCGAAGCATTTAGTAACGAGTACACAAACAGCTTACTAAACGAAAAGTCAGAAACTGCAAAGCTACTAAAAGTTGTAGAGTTAAAAGACAAGCAACTTGCAGAAGCAAAAGCGGCAGCAGATGAAAAAGCACAACTAGTAGAAAGCAGAGATGCTGAACTTCGTCGTGCAAAAGATCTAGCTGAACGCAAAGAAATTATGAGCGAACTTACTGGACCTTTAAGCAAGGAACAAAGTGCGATCATGACAGACTTACTGGAATCAGTACAAACAGCCAAACTAAGTTCGGCGTTTGACAAATACCTACCAGCAGTAATGCAGGGTAACACTCCAGCAAAGAAGAAGGCAGTATTATCAGAAGGCACGGAAGTGACAGGCAATAAGAAAGTTAATCAAACTATCGATAGTGACTCAAGCAAGAACGCAAACGTTATTGAACTAAGACGTCTTGCAGGATTAAATTAAGGAGAAAATGATGTCAGAACTATTAGAAGGACGCTGGCAGGATACGAAATCAGCACTTCTTGAAGGCCTACAAGGCAACAAGAAATCAGTAATGGATGTTACACTAGAAAACACTCGTAAGTACTTGTCAGAAAGTGCTACAGCGGGTGCTACTTCTGCAGGTAACGTTGCTACACTAAACCGTGTTATCCTACCAGTAATTAGACGTGTGATGCCAACAGTCATCGCAAACGAACTAGTTGGCGTACAGCCAATGACAGGCCCAGTTGGTCAAATTCACACACTACGTGTACGTTACAGCGACACAGCTGATGACGCTACAGCAGGTGAAGAAGCACTGAGCCCATTCAAGATTGCACTTGGTTATTCAGGTGACGAAGCTGGATCAGACGCAGGTAAAGCAGCAAGCACATCAACACTTGAAGGTGCAGCTGGTAACCGTATGTCAATTCAGATCTTGAAGCAAACTGTCGAAGCTAAAACTCGTAAGCTATCAGCTCGCTGGACTTTCGAAGCTGCGCAAGACGCACAAGCACAGCAAGGCATCGACATTGAAGCAGAGATCATGGCTGCACTAGCACAAGAAATTACTGCTGAAATTGACCAAGAGATCCTAGCATCTCTACGTTCACTAGCAGGTGCTGCTGAATCTGACGTACAATACGATCAGGCAGCAGTATCAGGTACAGCTACATTCGTAGGTGATGAGCATGCTGCACTAGCAGTTATGATCAACCGTGCATCTAACAAAATTGCACAGCGTACACGTCGTGGCGCCGGTAACTTTGCAGTTGTTAGCCCATATGCACTAACTATCCTACAGTCAGCAACTACATCAGCATTTGCACGTACTACAGAAGGTACATTTGAAGCACCAACAAACACTAAGTTCGTAGGTACTTTGAACAACGCAATGAAAGTATATGTTGATACATATGCAGCTGATACAAAAGACGTACTAGTTGGTTACAAAGGTACAAGCGAGTCAGACGCAGCAGCGTTCTATGCTCCTTATATCCCACTAATGTCAAGCGGTGTGGTACTAGACCCAACATCATTCGAGCCAGTCGTAAGC